GCCAAAACACCAATTCTTGGATCATCAGCGTATATTCTACCTTGCTCATCTAACGGTGATTGTATTGACTTACCAGCAGTTTTAATTTCAGTCTCTGTAAAGTCTTTACCTGGCTTCATTGCAGATTTGGTGCCTCTAAAAGCTTTACCAAGCAATCCAAACAAACCATCACCTATAAAACCAATCGCTGCTTCAGTCGCAACATCACCACCAACCTCAGACAGTGTTTGTCTTTGCACACCAGCAATAGTTTCACCTAATTCTTCGACTGCTTGTCCTGCTCCTGCTCCAGCTCCTGCACCTAATGCAGAGCCCAGCACCGTGCCTACTCCTGGCAACAATACTGATCCTAAAATCGCACCACCCACACCACCAATTAGTTCTGGTGCTATGCCAGATAAATCAGAAAAATCATACCGACTAAATCCTTCTTCATCTATCAGTATATTTTTGTCTGTCTCTTGACCAAATTTTGATGCACCTGTAGGCGTTAATGCAAGTCTACCACGTTTATCTCTTAGAAAATCATCATCTGTTAGATCAAATTTTCTAAGTATAGCGTCTTCTTCTTCTTTTGTTTCAGCGACACCAAGTGCTGAACGCAGTGCATTACTTTTAATACCTGTTTCTACATCAAACTGTAACTTAGGATCTGTTGGTTCTTCATCTGCTGTTTCAAGATTTTCGCCACTTTCTAAAGATTTAAGATAACGACCAATTTTTAATTGTTCGCTAAATGTTGGCTTGTCTCCTTTGATTTGAAAACCAAGCTCTTCATCACCTACTTTAAATTTAACAACGCCCATTACAATCCTGCAACATTAATTATTTTAATACCTTGATTTGTTAATTGAAAGTTTTTGTTAAATGATTCTGGAGTTGATGTTTGTAGCACATCAAATAAAACTTCCTGTGTCCTTTTATAATTTTCATTATTTGCATGGAATCCTCTGTCATTTAATTGATCAAACAATGATTCAATTCTTCTTTTTGGTACAGAAAATATTTTTCTTAATTCTTGCAATCTTACTAATCTTTCTTGTGGATTAGTTAAAGTTGTTATTTCACCGATTTGTCTCTGAAGGTTCTGATAATCAACATTAGAAATACCGTTACCTGTTTCTTGACTTAAGAATCTTTTATATTGTGCAAGAAGCCTGTCTTGTATGGCACGAGCTGTTGCTTCTTGTGATATCGCTGGTATTGTAACTGGTTTGCCATCTGCATCTGTGTATTTTTGTTCTTTAAATAAACTTTTAGGATCAACACCTAAAGAGGCTAAAACAGATTTTACCCTGTCAGATACAATTGTTAAGGCTGGAGATGGTGATGCAGCTATTTCTTTTGATATTTCTTCAAGTTGTGTAATAGCTGCCTCAGCTTGAAGTATATTACCATATCCATCAGCCAAACCTTTTGCAGCAGATACAGGGTTAAGTATTTTTTCACTGCCAGTTTGGTCAAAACCAAACTGTATTTTAACACCTTTAACACCTTGTACTTCTTGATCAAGAGATTTTTTTAAATCTAATTTGCCATCTTTGATTGCTTTAGCTCTTGCTTTAAGTAATTCCTCTTGAAAAGAGGCTTGATTTTTTAGTTCTTGAATTAAATATTGTTGTTTGTAACCTCTGGCTTCAGTGCCTAATTTCATTAATGCTAAACGTCTTTCTTTTGCAAAAGCTAATTCTGCGGCTGTATCAGCTTTACGTTCTTGTAAAGCAAATTTACCAGCAGCTATTTGACCAGCTCTAGCTTCTTTCTTTGCTGCTTCAAATTTAGGTAAAGCCTTTTCTCCAGCAGCTCCAACCTCTCCAAGAATATTAGATAAATTGAATCCTTTACCAGCTCTATTCTGCATTAGTGATAAACCTAAAGCCATTAGTGCTGAACGGTTATCTGGCTCACCTGATATGTCAATACCAGTTGCTTCTGCAAAATCTTTTTTGTAATCCGCTATTGATTTAGGACCTTCAGGACCTGTGCCTTCTCCATATAATTTATTATAATCGTCCATAACATTAGCGAACAATTGTTCTTGCTCAGATACCTCCTTAACTGGCTCAATTGAACCTGGCTCACCTACATCTGTATAATCTATATCTGCATCAGACATTGCTCCAAGTGCCATAGCCTCATCTTCTGCTTCTTTTACTCCTGATCCTTCACCTAAAGTATCTTGATCTATGCCTGCTGTCGGGACACCTTTTTGTTCAGGAATCACATCAATACCTAATTTAGGTGCCTCTTTATCAACCACTGTTGTTTCTTTACCAGGTAATTCTGTATCGATTGAAATAATGTTACCACCAGGCTTAGATTGTAACTGACTTTCTATAGTATCTTTTTTTGGATCAAGCTTTGGACTTTGACCAAATATATCTGGTACTAAATTTTGTTCCGACAATCTTTTGGTTGTCTCAATGTTTTGTGCAAGACCTTTATCTAATTTTTTTTGCTCTTTAGCTAGTTGCTCACCTAAAGGAACAACCCCTATTCTATCTAACAAAGCACCAAGCAAACCCATTTGGCTTGTTGGTGTCGATCTTACACTAGGTGACATGCTAGTTAGTCCAGTCATTAATGTTGGATTTTTTGCCATTTAACTACCTATGTTGACTTAGAGCCACCAAAAGGTGCAATTTGTGACAATGTTGTATATGCACCTATACCCTGCAAGAATGGATTTGCAGATGGTGTGGTAGACTGCTGGAATGTTGATGGTATTGACGCACTTGGCATACCTTGCAGTAGATTTTGTCCTAATTGCAGCCTTGTGAAAGGCTCTTGTGCTTGTTGTAATAAGTTTTGTCTTTGTGCGTCTAACTCTGCTTGTGACTGTCCTTGTCTTAGTGCACCTAATTGTGAAAGCTGTGATATATCTGCCTGACCCAAAGCCTGCTGTAAACGCCCTATATCGCCTGTTGTGCCTGCTAAAGTACCAAAAGCTTGTCCAAGTCCACCAGATAGCCTTCCTGCGTTCTGTGCCGCTTGTAAGGCTGTTCCAAACCCTGATGCTAACAACTTAGATAAAGTATCAGCTTTTACTTGTTGTAAACCTCTATCTGCTTCTGCTCTTTGCACACCTTGTCTTGATCCACCAAATGCACCAGCTCCTACAGCAGCCGCATCTGCTCTTGATCTTTGTAATGCTGCTTGTCTGTCAAGTTCATTCATGGCAACATCAATGACTTGTTCTTGAAACGGATTTTGAAATTGTTGTATGGCTCCTGGCTGCAAAAATTGTAGTCCTGATGTTAAGGCTTGTTGACCAGCTAACGATTGATCTCTTGCACCCTCTATAAAAGGTCTAAATGAACCTACTAAATTTTCACCTAATGATATTGCACGGGTTCTTAGAGGGTCTATTCCTGCTATCTGAAATTGTGGAAGATTAAGGGGAGAATCAAGCAATCCTGGAGTAGTTTGAGTTTCACCATCAAACTCACCAAATCCAGTCTGCAATAATCTTTTTTGCAGACCCTCTAAGAATGGAGGTAATCTTTGTATATTTTCATATGTAACTGTGCCGTTTGCCATTACGCCCTCGCTTCTAATTTATCCATCATGTTATATGCTCTTTGGATGCCTTTTCTTTGATTGCCATCACCTAGACCCTTTACTGCATCTTTTGTCAAAACAAATTCACCTGCCATCAACAAAGCAGGCACATCATCTTTTGTTCCAGAACCTTCTGATGGATCTATGCCACCTGTGCGTCTTGGAAATCCCATTTCACCACCTTCTTTTGCAAAGGTAATACCACCTAGTCTGCCGCCTGGACCACCTGCTCCAAACGGTCTTTTCTCAAACGCTGTTCTAGTGTCTTCGTCTTCATCACCACTAGATAATAATTGTGCAATTAATCCTGCTGTAAGACCTTCGCCCAATGGTGTATTAAGTAAACGAGCAAACAGATTATCGCCACCAACACCAGCAGATTTAAGTAATTCTGCACTAAATGTCCGTGGTTTAAAAGTTTCTGCTATGCCTTTTGTAGCTGTTTCGGTTGGCACGGTAGGAGCTTTATCTACTCCCATTCTTTTTGCAATATCAGGGTTACTAGGAGGAGGCTGTGATGATCCACCACGAACAATTGTTTGATCTGGACCAGTTACAGCTTGATCTGCACCACTAAATTTGTCAAAGGCTGCACCACTAACACCTGCTAAAAGTGCGGTTCTTAGTGCATCTTTTGATCTACCACCCATCAATTTACTAGTTAAAGCTCCTGTTAGTGCTCTACTTACGAAAGGACTAGCACCAAAAGAAGTACCTATTGCTGGTCCTGCAAAGGCACTAATGGCTATTGGTGCTATTTGTTTTAATAATTTACCTAAACTCATATTGTTACCTTATATTATTTTAACAAATTCGTCTATACGCCCTTTTAAATTCTTGATATCGCACTTGTTGTGACCCTAGTCTTAGACAGCTCTTGTATACTGGCTACAACATGCAATCTGTTAGCTGTTGCTGCTTGTACTTTCAACACTTCGCCACTTTGCAATATTAAATCTTTTGTAAGCAGTTCTATCGTTGTGTTAGCTCCTACAGCTTTAACTTTAAACAAACTAAATGTATCACTGCCATTTACAAGCTGTACTGTAATTGTATCAGCGTTGCCACTATCTTCGGATACTAATATTGAACTTACAACTGCTGCGTTAAAATCGGCATCACTAGGAACTGTAAACAAAGTTGTAAGATCTGTTGTGGTTAAATCTACCTTTGCGTTTGTAATACCTTGAATATATTGAGGAATACTGGTTATAAGCATTAGCGTCTACCATCCTCCCTAACATCAACTCTTGGTGTTCCTAATTTATATTTTGTTCCTAGTGATGTGGAATCAATTCTTAAAGCAAAAGATCTACCTCGTAAACGATAATCTAACTTTTGTGTAAATTGTTCAACTGGTGTAGTTGCAGACCTTTGTGTTGTGTTTTCTGTAGTTTGATTAAAATTAGCACCAGGATTATTTCTTGATTTCATAGTAAATGATACATCAGGGTTAACGCTAGTAGATCCGTTAAATGTAATATCAGGTATAACTTGTTTTAATGACACAAACTTATCACCATCTCCTATGTCAATGGCTGAAGATTCTATAAAAGATGTCATAGCAGAACCATCGTCATCAAATCCTACTTCATGGTTGTATAAAAA